AAGTGCATTCCATTGTAACCCAGTAAACCTATCTTTGACAAGTTGATCTGAATTATAACTAATCAACTGATCTACTTTACTTTGACTACAATCTTCTGCAAACTTATCATGATCAAATCCTTTATGCATAGATCCCTTCTTACCATAAAGATTATCTTTAATATCATAAGGAGGATCTAGATACATAAAAAGATCATCATGAATATCTGTTCTAAAACAATACTCATAAGAGTACTGATTAATATGCCAATTTGAAATTATTTCTGAATATCCTGGTAACTTCTCAATTCCTCTCATAGAGAAGTTAGAAATAGATGCTTGTTGAGAAAATGAAGAGGACTCAGTAAGTCCAGAAAAACTACACTTATTAACAATATAAAATGCTGCTGCTCTCTCTATACAATCAATACTAGTATCATTAATATTCTCTTTCATCACTGCAAATAAACATCTTGCAGAATCTGGATTAGGATGTGTTGACTTATATCCTCTTATTAGTTCTGTTAATTCTCCACCAAACTGCTGTAACTGTGTCCAAAAATTCATCAATGGTTCATAAAGATCATTAACAGTAATCTTTAAATGAGGATACTTCTTACTTACATGTATAGCAACACTACCACCTCCAAGAAATGGTTCTCTAAACTCAGTATAATTTCTTAAATCTGGAAAGTATTGATCCATCTTGGTACAAGCACGAGACTTGCCACCAGGATAACGTAAAGGGGTTTTCAAAGATTTCATTACCAATCAGGATAGTGGTTTATATTTCCAAGGTATTGATAGATTAAATCTAATCCAAATACAAAGGTTTCTCCTTGTTCATCTTGAAGATAGAATGGCATATTAGGATACATTCTCCGTGCAGTATAATACTGACTAACAACTGCACAGTCATCATCAATCCATCTTTCCTTTTCTAATTCTTCTTCAGTCATCATCAAATGGGGAATTAGGTAATACAGGAGGATTTAATTCTGCCTCTCTAGCAGCTTTTGCTACTGCTCTATTATGACTCCAATAATCATACTTCATATAGAGTTTAAAGGGAAGAGTCAAACAATATTGTGTAAACTTTTCTGCCCATAAAAAAGCAAGAAGAATTTTATCAAATGTACTATCAGGTAATTTCATACATCTAATTGTAATTGAATTGCTCTATCAAATTCAGTATAAGTAGGTTGATGAAAATTACAATACTCATTGAAAGTAATCTTCATCTCTTTATAAGTTAGATTACAATGTTTTGCTGCTTGTGGCAAGTTCCATTTTGCGGAAAACAACATTTCCATTGCTTCTCTAGTCTCTGGTCTCATCTAATAAAATCTTTCGTTATTATATTCCCTCCCAACTTCAACTTCAATAGTATCAAAGATTCTTAGTAATGCTCCTGCATATGCTCTATATCCTGATCCAACATATAATTGACCCAATACAACTGATACTGTAGCAATTCCCCAAAAAATATAATAGAACCTAGACTTAACTTGATTCCTTTGTTTCTGCGTCTTCCTATACTCAGGTCTTATCCACTCTGGTGAAGGTGCAGAAGGGATGTTCAAATTCAAGTTTTCCATGTTAATCCTCATGTTTATGGGTAAGCTTACCAGACATCGCATATGCATCTTTATTTCCACCATGACCATGTGCAATGCCTAGTTCATGCATTTTAGCATGTTCGTCAATAGGATCACGTAAATCTACTTTACCTGGTCCTACTGTAAGCCATAGTCCATACCCCATGACAAAGAATAATAATCCTACGATAATGAATACTAAAATCATTTTGGTAATTGACCTCCTTCATGTAAATCTTTAATAGGAAAAGTTATCATCTTTTCCCAAGGTGAATAATTATCAAAGAGAACTGCTGCTTTAGTTCCACTAATTCTTTGAACAAATCCAACATATCCCCAATATATTGAAGTGGGGTTTTTAATTGTTACAGTAGTTCCTGGTAAAATCATTTGAATTTACACTCTACCATAATTTCTGTTAAACAAGCTAACATATTTATTTCTTGGTCAGCGACGAAGGCAATTTGATACTGGTACTTAGCAATAATAAGAACAGCAGAAGGAATGGTGCTAGGTATAAGGGCAGAGTAAAGAGAATCGTAAATACGCCGCAGAAGTACAGTAGGATCATTATCCAAATTATTGACACACCATTTACGTACTTCTGGAAAGTTCTTCTCTTTGAGGTTTTTAATGAGATCATTTACCTTTACATCACTAAAGTGGGCAAGTATACCACTATCTATCTTACCACCAACAGAGTATCTCTGACACTCATTAAGAACCCTTCTCCAATCAGGAAAATGTTTATTAATTAATTCTGCTAATACTTTCTTATCTGCTTCTATTCTTTCTTGTTCAAGAATTGAGTTAAGACGCTTGAAAAAGCATGTTGCGATATCTGCTTTTTGCTTTCCTTTGATGGAGAACTCAACGACAGCACATCTGCTGTGGAGGGGTTCAATGATTTTGTTCTTGTAATTGCAGGTAAAGATAAATCTGCAGTTTCCACTGAACTCCTCAATACTCGCTCTAAGAAGGAGCTGTACGTCGGGAGTGGTATTGTCTGCTTCATCGATGATGATGACTTTATGCTTTGACTCGCTGCTAAGAGAGACTGTAGAGGCGAAGTTTTTTGCGTTGTTCCGAACAGTGTCGAGAAACCTGCCTTCATCCGATCCATTAATGACATAAGAATCTACCCCCAATTGCTTACACAATGCCTTTGCTACTGTCGTCTTCCCACATCCTGCAGGACCAGCAAGAAGCATATTTGGAATTTCACCTTTATTTAGAAATTCTAAGAAGGTTTTCTTAGTCTGTTCTGGTAAAATACAATCTTCAATTGTCTGAGGTCGATACTTTTCAACCCACAAAAATTCATCTCTCATGTTTTAGGTTTAGGACGTGGGTTTGTTCTACGATTAATTATTGAAATAAATTTATCAGCAGCAAATGTTCCTCCGAGACATACTTCAAGTTCATCACCATCTAACCAATTAGGATCACCATTCATTTTAGTATGGTTCATTGCCTCTTGGATTTGATCAATTACTTCTTGAGTTAGTTTCATTTAGATACCTCTTATAGAGATTTCATCTTCAACCTTTTTAGTAATCGATGCATGTCTACGCATGTCTCCACCCATAAACATTTTACTTTTAGTCATCTGCATACACAGTTGAAGTTGTAATAATTCCATGTCAGTTAATTTCATTGTGGTCTATGATCCTTCATACCATCATGGTTGCCATCATTAGGCAACTTACCTGTCATAAGATATACAACAGTATCTTTACATCCTCTAAGATAATGAAGTTGTTCAACTGTCTTATCTGTTTGTTCTTTTGCTTCAATCTGAGCAATTCTCTTAGTGAATCTTTCTAAAAGTTGCTCTAAATTTTCTGTTGGTTTCATAATGCAGGATACTCCTCATTGCGTACATACTCAGTTTTCTTAGTCTTAAAGTCTTCCATCAATCTTCTAACTTGATTTTTATCAAGACCTGATAGTTGCTCACAATTTTCTAAACAACGATAGATACATTCTCTATCACTTATGGGTGGTTTCTTTGGCCACCCATGTTCATCCAGATACTCTCCACCAGCAGATGCCTCTAAATGAGACAGATCTTGTTTTTCAGATGGATTTTCGTAACTATGTTTCTTGCTCACTTTTTAAAAACACCAAGTTTATGGAGTAACCACATTGTAACTAATGTCCAACCTATAATATACCACATAACTATCCAAATGTTGAATCTGGTTCTAATGCAATAAAGTATACAAGATCTTGATTCTTATTAGTAAAACGTGAAAGTAATTTCTGTGAAACTACTACATTATAAGTACCAGGAAGAATCTTAATATTCTCTACCTTAAAGTTAAAGGAGAATGTTGCATCTGTTTCACCAACAGTTATAGCAAAATCATTAGAAGTATCATTCTTCTTATCCCTAACAACAACCTTAACAACACCATCTCCACCAATAACTGCCAAATCAGGAAGTTGATAGATACCTGCTGCCTTAAGAAGTTTATCTAATTGATCTGTACTCAAATCAAAAACTGCATCTTCACTAGGAAGAGTAATAGGCTTTTCTGGAGGGGTGATAATTACATTAGCATCAGCAAAGAAATACTTTGACCGCATCCTACCCTCTTTAATTACCACATGATTATCATTGGTAAAATCCAAGTCAGGACTTTGATGTAAATCAATACCATTAAGAAATTGACTTAAATCATAGATACCAAAATCCTTTGGTATCTCCTCCTCAATAGTTGCTTCTGCAAGGATGTTTTTCATCACACTAATAGTCTTAAGACTAGTTCCTTGCTTAAAGAGAATGGATTGATTAATCTCTTTAAAGTTCTTTAGAATGTCAAGTGTACTTTTAGAAAGTTTCATATCGAGTGTTAGTGTAATCAGGTGTTTGAGTGTTGCCACTAAAGTAATAAAGAAGTAAGCAATAATGCATTGCCTTTAATATATCATTCTTTGCGGATCCCTTCTTATCATAGCGACTCAAATACTTAATTGCATTTGATCGACAAAATGATTCAGCATCCCCTACAGAATGGATAAGATCAAGTGTCTGTACATCTGAATTATCATTTGTATAATGTCCTTGATAAGTAGAGGTAACATAATTTTTAAGATCTTCAATACCCTTATCTTCTTGATACTTTCTACTTGATCCATCCTTTAGATCTGGTTTTGGTTTATCTACGCTACTACCAAATGTAATTGCATCAGGAGTACTAAATGTAATTGTATCAGCAGGATCCACAGTAAAATTTAATTCTTCAGTATTAAGTGATACTGTGTCAAAAGTATCAAGATTAATATCAAAAGGATTAGAATATGCGGATGCGGTATTTCCAGATCCTACCGTAATGATAGGATCATATTCATCACTTTCTAATGATGTTACAAAAGTAGACTCTGGTTTAGGGTCATACTCATCACTCTCTTGGGGTGTAATTCTGTTATTTGTCATAATAGGGTATTCTTCATCAAGTGTTCCATTAAGTACGTCATAAGCGAGGCTCCATGAATTAATCATACCCTATGTCTCTTCATTTGGCAACTCAACATCAGCATCTACTTTATCATATAGTTCAAGGAATGCTTGCTTAGTCTCATCATCAAATCTGTTTACACAAACTTGAATTGCTTTCATCTTATCATTAAAGATACTATAAGCACGAACTATGTGAACCAATCTACGAGTGCTAATGATCTCTTCGATACCACCATCGTAAAATGTCTTGCGGATGATGTCACCCCAATCTACAAGTCTTGCAATAAAGTCTGTATCAGTAACCCCGTGATGTGCAGCAACCCCACCAAGTATTCTCTTCTCTACAGATACAGGTGGATACTCCTGCTCAAAGGTTACAGGGAATCTCTCAAGGAATGCTTCATTAAGAACATTAGTTCCAATA